CCCAACCTCACAACCAGCAAGCGCAGACCCTTTACCATCCCCCTCAATCGCCCCCATCTCATCCTCCATCCGCTCCAACAGGCTCCTCCCATCCTCGCCCAGAGCCTTGAAATAATCGTCCATCCGCTTCCCCCCGGCTCCGCAGAATGCCAGCACCACCGCATCCGCCCTATCCGGACTATTCACCCCGCGGGCTCGCAGCTCATCCTTCCCTTCGAGCGTCAGCTTACCCTTGCCATTGGTCCGCACCTTCCGGCTCACGAACTGCTGGAGCAGCACCTCATCCGTACCCACCGGACCCAGGTTCACTCGTCCCTCCTCCACCATCCGCCCGAACTCGATCCACATCTCCGCGGCCTTGTTCACGAACTGATCATCCCGTATCGCCCGCTCCCCGAAGTTCACCCGCCGCACGTCCCACCCCTCCGCCCTCAGCGCATCGCACATCACCACACCCATGCCACCCACATCCGCGTAGATGTCCTCAGCCTTGAGCTTCCACTTCCGGAACTCGCTGATGAACCGCCCAACGCTGGCCATCGTGTCCTTGTCCCGCCAGCGGATCAGACCCTTCACCGTGTTCCCCTGCCTCACCACCATCACGCTCTCATCCCCGCCGGCGGAGAAATCGCAACCCGCGGTGAGCCTATGCCCCTCGGTATCCTCCTTGGGTGGGCCACTGACCAGCTTCTGCCAGTCGGCGGTCCTTACGGCGGTCAAACTCCCATCGTCCTCCATGAACTCCGCGTAGATCATCGATCTCACCAGCGGGTGGCCCTCGCCCCACCTCGCAAACTGATCGTCGATCCACTCCTTCCGGATATGCGGGCAGTCGAAAGCGGTAACGGTAAAGGTCTTCCACTTGCCGTCGTTCCGGCGGAATACATCGTAGAAGTACCCGCTGCTGCCTCCGGGGCTGCTCATCAGCAGCGTCCGCGTCGGCTGGCACCGCTCCATCGACTGAAATATCCCGTCCGGCACCGCCTTCGCCTCGTCCACGATGTACATCAGGTCATTACTCGGACCCTGCACATGCCAGCCCTCAGCCTTCTCCGGGTTGCTCGCGCTGAACCCGATACAGCGGCTGATCAATTGTTGGCCATCAACCAACCTAGGGTATACATAGCGGATCTCGCCATCCTTGATCGAGAACCCATTCTCCTCGCCACCCAAGCCATTGATCATCTTCCGCAGGTGCGGCCATAGAGCGTCGGCCACCTGTCGGTACACACCAGCCGTGCATACCACCAAGCTCCCCGGCCAGCGGAGCATGTGCCAGATGACAGCGGACGCCGCCACCATGCTCGTCTTGCCCGAGCCGTTCGCCGCTTTGAGAGCCACCTTCGCATGCTTCTCGTTCAGAGCCCCCAACACCGCCTTCTGCCACGCATAGGTATCACGTAGGCCAAGCATCATCTCAGGGAAGTTGGAGAGCTGCTGAGCCTCCTCCAATAGCTTCCGCTGCTTCCAAGCAGGGATATGAGAACCCATGCCGAGTGAAGGGGATTTCTTGCGCTTAATTTGCTTGACTGCCATAAAATTGTGGTGGTTACGGGGAGGGGGTATCAGGTATCACCCCACCCCCCTCGTGGGGGTCCCCCATACCCCGTGGTTCTATGCATTGGACTCCTATCCATGGATCCTCTATGTAAATAGCGGCTATACCAATAGCGGCTTATTGTATTACTTCCCCCCACCGAAAGCCCCTAGTAAACTACCACTAACTGATAGTTCCTTTCCTTTGGTTGTGTGATCCAATTGGGCTCTGGCGACATAGCCTCGGGTGCGCTCCAGTAACCATGCGGATCCTTGCCAGCCATTGCCGCATTGTCGGACTACCGACGTGAGGTCATACTCACCCCGAGTCCTTGCGGCTTCGATCGCTTCCTTCCGTTCCGGGTATCTTGTCAGGTACTTCGTGAATGTCTTATCGGTCATTCCCGCTAGGTGACAAAGCCGCTCAAAGGGAATCCCGAGAGAGGCGGCATCCAGTACCCGCGACCAGTCGGACTCCGCGACGGACTTGGGATCCGGCCCATTTTTTTTCACGTAACCGGAAGGACGAATTATGGGCTCCTTCCCCTTCCCGCTCTTTCCCGCTTTCCGTTCCTTCACCTGGTCGCTTTCCATCCCGGTCACTTTGCCCCACAAAGTGTGCCCGTGAATCCCTTTCGATCTTCCCATGTAATTTCCTGTTGACTCCTATCGTAACCTGCCGCAATCTCTTCCCGTGAGCCGATGATCGGCTCCGTCAAAAACCTATGCGTTCCATCAAAAACCTATTCCAAGCCCTAGCGTTTCTTGCGCTTGCGGCTCTCGTTCTCGGTGCTTTTGCGTTCTGCGTTGCTGAACTTCTCATCGGAGGTTCCCTGTGACCAACGGCTTTATTCTCCACGAAGATTCATCCCGTGTCGTAATCGCCACGGGCTTCTCCAAAGCTTCCGACAACCGGAAAACCGGAGACATGATTCAAGTGTGGATTCTCTGCAAAGCTGAAGACCCTGTTACCGCGATTAGAACCGGCCTAGACCGCCTCATTTGTGGCAATTGCCGCCATCGCGGACACGAGGTTGACGGGCGCTTCGGCGTTGAAAGGACGTGCTACGTTAATGAAGGACAAGCGCCTTTGGGAATCTGGAAAGCTTGGAAAGCAGGCAACTACGCTCCCCTGCGTTCCCTTGAAGTATTCACTGGACGCAAAGTCCGTTTCGGAGCCTACGGAGACCCCACCCACATGCCGCTTTCCCTTGCGCTGGCGATCGCGGGCGTCGCCTCCGGTCACACCGGCTATACCCACCAATGGAGAAAACCTTCCTTGCAAGGTTGGCGTTCTATCCTGATGGCCAGCGTTGACTCAGTCGCCGAACTCGTCATCGCCCGTTCCATGGGTTGGAGTACCTTCCGTGTCACACCCGATACCGATCACCACGCATTCGAGACCCTTTGCGCTTCGGAACGGAACGGGACGCCATGCGCCGTTTGCCTAGGTTGCCCCGGAGCCCGGAACGGGATTCAATCCGTTTGGATCCCGGCCCATGGAAAGGGCAAGCGGCATTTCATTGAAGCCCAAGCTTGAATCTTCCGCGCTTCCCCATTGGGCAACCGGTGGGGAATGGCGGGCGATTAACGCCCGATTCAAACTATGCAAGCCATCCATTCAAAATACCTACCCGCAACCTACAGCAAGGGATCCCGCATCAAAGCGATTTGCGAAAGGGGATTCATCACCATTGATTACCCCCACGAATTATCGGGTGACGCCGTCCATCGGAAAGCGGCCCTTCAATTGCTCGAACGATTCGTTTCCGAAGATTGGACGGAGCGGGCCATCCCCCCATCACAGAATCCATGGAAACGTGAATTCGTCACCGGATGTCTCCCCGACGGAACCTTCGCCCACGTTCTCATCTGAACCCATGAAACCAACCCACACCCCCGGCCCTTGGCATCTAGTTTCGCATCGCCCGAAGCTTGTGAAGGTTGAAACCGCCCGCGTGGTTATCTGTGATTCCTTCGGTGGATTGAGCGACGAAACTATGGCCAACGCCCATCTCATCGCCTGCGCCCCCGATCTGCTCTCCGCGCTGGAACGCCTGACCCACCCAATGGCCGACGATGAAGACCTAGAATACGCACGCGCCATAATCTCCAAAGCGAAAGGCCAGCGTTGAAACCACTCCTTAGAGTCCTAGGCTATCTCGCCCTCTGCTTCCTCTTCACTCTCCTCTTGCTTCTCTCCGCCCTCGCCGGCAATTGACTTAGGAACTTCCACCAGACCCCGTAGGTTGACCCCTGCGGGGTTTTTTGTTGCCCATAGGGTACCGACACCCCGCCCGCCCGCTTGTCCTTCCTAGTGGGCCAATGTCCCCCTTCCTAGTCTGGTCACTTGCCGCTTGCCGCTTGTCCCCCCTTCCGGATTTGTCACTAGACCCCCAGGTTGACCCCCCCGACATCCCATGTCCGACCCCGTTATTTACATAGCACCTCAGGGTACGACATCCCATGTCCGACCCCGTTACACCGGCCCAGGATCCGCCCGCCCGCGCCCCGCGCCCGCCCCCGCGATCCGAGGGTACATGGTGCGGTATTCCGGATTTCCCATACGCCATACGGAATTCGGAATTCGGAAATCCAAAATCGGAAACCGGGGTACAGGAAATCTTCATGGTGCGGTTGAGTGGGCCATTCACCCCTCCCCAAGCACCCCCGGACCCCCCATCCGGGGATTTTCGTTTCTAAGCGTCCGATACCCCCAAATCGGATCCAAGGTCACTTCCACCATCAAACGCGCTCCTAGCCCCCTTCCCGCTCCAGCAATCGACATCCACCCCTCGCTTCCAAACCAATACTTCGTAATCAGTGGAGGGTTTTCAAAAACCGCAGCCGCAGCGTGGGGGCCGTTAGAGCCCCCTGCAAAGCGTTGCGGCGTTCGCGGTTTTTAACTCCCTTATTAGAGGGAGTGTAAGTCTCCCTCTAAGGGAGAGTAGTAGGAGGGATGGTAACCTTGTGGGGTGGGTTGCAAAATCTATCTTCCTTTGCATTGACGAATGGGTCTACACGACGCAATCTGTTCTTGCTATGAGTTATCTGGACAATGGTTCCACGCTTCGGTCGATGTTCCGACTGATGCCCCCGCAACGCCACGATGCCGACCCGGACAAGTCCGAGGTGCTGGCCTACCTCCGGGAGAATCTGGCCTGTGAGTTGGGTCGGGCGATCCGGGCCTTCAATTCGATGAGGAACAAGAAGTCCCAGGTCATAGTTTATGACATGGTTCATAGGCAGTGGCGTGGGTGTGACTGGGTTCCCCCGGAGGACGAGGATCGGGTGGCGTTGCTGCTGAGAACGATCAATGAACTGAAGCGTGATGTTGCGTATCTGAAGACCTCGGTGAAGAAGCATGAACGACTCCTTGGCCAACTGGAGCGGAAGCGTCCGGCGTCCAAGCGGAGGGAGGAGGAGGAGGGGGAACCGGAGCCTGAGGCGGAGGAGGAGGTTGATCCCGATGTCATCGAGATACAGAAAAGGGCCACCGAAGCCCGTGAGGCTATGAAGATGGCCCGCGCTACAATCGAGAAGGATGAATGGTTGAAGGCTATGCTCGCCGCCCTCGACGAGGATAAGAAGGCTTCTTCTGCTCCTTCAGTTCCGCCCCAGTGAACGCGAGGGGGTTGCACTCCTCCCACTGGATGCCGGTGGCTGAGTGTTGAAGGTTCAGTATGGGGGAAGGGAGTCCGATCCTCCCGCCCCGCTTGCAGAAGGCTAACTGGAAGCGTCTAGGCTTCGATTGGCCTACTTCATGGAGAACGGCTATCTCCCGCGCCCAGTTGGCGAGTTCGGAGCTTCCGAACCCTGAGTGTGCCAGTTCCATTGTGGTGAGTGGTTCGCCGGTTTCCTTGCGCTGAGGCTTGGAGACATGGTGCATCCAGATCCAAGCGACCTTGGTCTCGTGGAGGATGGGCTGGAGCTTGTTACGAAGGAAGACGCTGACCTCGGACTGATCGCTCAGGTCGCCGCCGAAATAGGAGAACAGGGGATCGGCGATGATGAGATCGAGCTTGGACTTGTGAATGAATCGGCGGGCGTAGGCGAGGAACGCTTCGCCGGTGCGGACGGTCTCGGTGCGGAACTCCAGGTTGGAGTGAAGCTGGCGCATCTGCTCAATGCTGACGCGCTTGTTAATCACCCCGCGGAAGGCTTCGGAGAGGTCGCCACGATCGTTCTCCGCTTGGATGACCCCGATCTTCAGTGGCTTGATCGGCGCGATGCCAAAGAAGTCTAGGCCAAGGCACCACTGGGTGATGATCTGCATCATGAGGCTGGACTTCCCGATACCGGTACCGCCGCTGATGATCATTGATGAGCCGCGGGTGATCCATCGATTGCCGATGAGGTTGTCCGGATCCTTCAATGGATCGAAGTCCAGGAGGTCTTTGACCGTGACGATGGTGGACTGATCATCATCGGTCTCCCGGTTGGTGAGCCAATCCTCCCAGGATGCGGCACCGAGGCTGGTGGCCAACAATCGCTGCTGCGAGGTGGGGCTGCGCCATGCGCCGGGGAGGCGGGAGTAGCGCGATGGGTTCTTGTTCTTGGCATCGATGCCGGGGATGGCGGAGTAGATGAGATCCCGGCGGGCGTCCCATTCCTTGCGGGATGGAGCGTCCACCCGCACCCAGCCGTGGATGGACTTACCCCCGGAGTCGATGAGAACGGTGATGGGCAGGCCAGAGTCACGGAGGCGTTGTTCCTGCTCAGGCTTGGGGAGGTCATCGAACTCGACCAGGACATGGCGGAACGCGCTGACATCGTTGTCGCTGCCGCTGTAGAGGTTTGGCTTGAAGGGGTTGATGCGAACGAAGATACCCTCGCGCTCGGGTGAGAGGATGCGGGACTGGGGATCATCGAAGCGGTTGAGCCATTCCTCGATCGTGATGAATGAGCCGGCACTGACTGGCCTACCCTCCTCGACGGCGTCGCAGATGCAGACGACCTCGGTCGGGGCGAACGCGGTCTGCATGAACCGCCGGAACTCGCTGGCTTGTGGATCGGGAGCGACGGGGCTGAGCGATGGAACTGGCACCGGGG